TTATGCGCCATTATTCGGGTTGGAGAATATTGCTTCCGCAATCTTGTTCATCGCTGCTGCATGATCGTCGCTCGGGAATAAATGGCCGTATCTGGACATGGTGACCGCCAATGTCGAATGTCCGGCGAAAGTCTGAATTGTTTTCGGCTGAAGCCCGGCTTCGATCCAAGTGGATATTGCGAAGTGCCGCAATGAATGCCAGCCGACCGGCTTGAACGGCTTTCCATCTTCCTGCGCCTTTTCGATCGCTTTTTCTTTGGCGCGCTTGAAAGACCGATTTACGAAATTGTGGTGATCGATAAACTTTCCTTTTTCATTCGGGAAGACAAGATCGCCATCGCCGCTGAATTTTGACTTCAACCTCCAGGCTTGTAGTTCGGTTACGATCGCCTTGGCGATTGGAACCTCGCGTGTGCCGGATTCAGATTTGGTCACGTCGACATTGCCATACACGTCAACCCTGGAGTCGATAGTCAACTGCCCGCCCTTCAGATCAAGGTGTGACCAGCGTAGCGCCCACTGTTCGGAGGCTCGCAATCCTGTTGCTGCAGCGAACCGAATTTTTAAAGCGGTTTCCGCGTCTGCCACCGCCAGAAGAATGGCAAGGTCGGCTTTCGCGGGAGGTACGATCTTCTTGGAACCTTCGTCACGCCTTCCAATGACCTGCACACCCTTCGCCGGGTTTGTCGCGATCATGTCGTTATCTTTTGCATACCGAAGCACGCGGGAAAGAGAACCTAGTATACGACGCGTCGTCACTACGCCGACGCCGAAGTCGCGTAGACGGTCGCGAAAGGCATTTACACTGCCCGCAGTCAGTTGCGACAGTTTCACATCGCCAATACCGCCGTCGAACGATATGGCGCGGTCAGGCTGTGGAGCGACGTAATTATAAAGCTGCCCTTCCAGATTCTTGAAGTAATGCTCCGTAACCCGTTCGTTGCGTTTTTTTCTGCCCTTCATGTATTTCACGTATGCGTCGCAGGCTTCTTTGACGGTCGTCGTCGCAGCATCAGCGCGATATGTTCCCGACTTTACCTGACCTTCCACTTCAACGCGGCGGCTATCTGCGTCGCGTTTTTTGGTGAACTGCTCTTTGTGCCGCTTACCAGCCTGATCGGTGTACGCCAGCACCCAGGCTTCGCGCTCTTCGCCTTTGCCGGTTTTCCATTTTCGCTTTGTTATCGTTGCCATTCGACCTCCTGATATCATGGAACACGTAACAGGGCGGCGCATGGAGGGCAATGTAAATTATTTTTGCCCGTTGACACTCCGTTAACGGGATGCGCCGCGAGGCATGTTAATTTCGCGTCGTTACCTAATATTCACCAACCAAACACGAGGAGACCAACCATGAATGACAACGAAAAAGACCTACTAATGGGAGGCGACGCCATAGCGGCATTTTTGGGCATCACCCGCCGCCAGACATACCGTCTGATTTATGACGACTTACTGCCATCATTTAAACTCGGCGGGACAGTTGCCGCACGGCGCAGTTCACTGCGCAACTGGATGACTGAGCAAGAAGCCCGAGCCGCCTAACCACACCCAAATAAATCAAACCGCATGCGCTGACGCCCGCGCCAAGGGCCGACGCGCGCCTGAACACGAGGAGAATTTATGAGCAGACCAGAAGCCTTTCCCATCGCTTTTACTCCCTACCGCATTGAAGAGGTGACGCCATATCTGCGATGGAACGCCGGCGAGCTGGAACAGGCATGGGGAATTACGAGCCATGACCCGCAAGGGCGCGAAACGGGCTATCGAACCGAATGGCGGCCAGTACCGTATCACAGTGAGCCGCTCACCTGTGACGATCCAAGCGCACCACGATTCCACTAATCACCACACCACACCACTAACCGAACACGAGGAAACACCTTGTCTGATGAACCTTATTATCACGACGGCATGCAGTGCTACGTGAACTGCATCCATTACGATTTTCACACCAAGACCGGCACCGTCTTTATGGAAGAGGATGCCTGCACTGATATGTCGGGATGCATTGCTTTCTTTGAGCGCATTGACCCGTATGTGATGACAGTGAGAACACTCGCTGGCGAAGAGGAAGACACGATTTATCAGCGCTGTCCCGGCCACTGGTCTGCATTTACTCCGGGTGCTCTATGACCATGACCGCTCGCATTTTCAACGTCACCCCCTCGCGTCGCGGCGAGGGGAACACGCTCGCATGGTTCGATGCGGAATTCCCGAACGGCCTCAAGATATACCGGTTGAAGCTGGTCGAAACGCGCAACGGGCATCGGGTTTATGGCCCGCGCGATCACATCGGGCAAACAATATCCCTGCCGATCGAGCTTGCTGATCAACTCGCCGTATTTGCAGTCTCACAGTGGAAAGCAGTTGCCCCAAATGACAATCATCGACGTTAAATCTGCTGCCGCTATTCTAGGCGGTGATACTTTTCGTGGAAATCGCGTTCTATGCCCAGGCCCCGGGCACAGTAAGAGCGACCGCAGTTTGCAGGTTGTATTCAAGGCAGATGGCACTTTTACTGTCACATCCTATGCGGGTGACGACTTTCGAGACTGCCGTGATTACGTCAAGGCGCGTCTCGGTCTGAGCGACGATCAGCCTGTATCATTAGCAACGCCATTGCCGGTGGTTGATGTGGACAAGCTACGCAAGCAGCAGACTGCAGCTGATATCTGGGTAAGGTCCATACCTATTGCTGGCACCTTGGGTGAAGCATATCTCCAGTCGCGCGGACTATCATATGTAGGTGAGGGTCTCCGCTTTTGGCCGGGTGGTCGTGCCATGGTCGGACAGATCACCGATGCTATCACACGCGACCCCATCGGCATTCATCGCACTTTCCTCGATAGTGATGGCAAACGCACATCCAAGAAAATGCTCGGCGCTGCTTATGGTGGCGTTGTGCGCCTGTCTGGTGACGACGAAGTGAGTACCGGATTGTCGATTTGCGAAGGAATCGAGACGGGCCTTGGCGCGATGCGTTTCGGTTATGGGCCGGTATGGGCCTGCTTGTCGGAAGGCACGATGCGCCGATTTCCAGTGATTGACGGTGTCGAAGCGCTGACAATCTTTGCAGACAACGACCGGAACAGCGTTGGTATGAGCGCCGCGGACGAATGTGCGCGCCGTTGGCATGAGGCTGGCCGCGAGGTGACGATTATCGCATCTGAAACGGTGGGCGAAGATATAGCAGATATAGCGGAGAGGGCGGCGGCATGAAATCTAACTGCGCATCAGTAAACAATATCCGGTCATCTATTGCGGCATATCTTCGATGCCGTTCGGGCATATCGCTAATCGAGATGTGCCGCGACATAGACGGGTTTGCTGGAGATAAAACTTGGATTATTGCCGACGCCAATCTCGTTGTATGGCCAGGCATGTCCGATGATGCGGTCGAGGCGATGATGGCCATGATAGTTGCGGAAGAAATTACGCCGACCGTCACCACCCCTTTTGTCTATCTCTATGATGGCGGCATGCTGGATATGCCGGTAGCTAAGAGCCTGAAGCAATATAAAACAAAGCGCTGGATACCGCTGGTTTTTGCCGGAGGTGCTGCATAATGGTGGCTATACCCGGAACGAAAAGCGTCGTCTACGATCCCGATAAGCCGGCGCCGGAATTGCAGGCGTCCAACGACAATGATCCAGCCAAGGGTAAGCAGGTCCTCAATCTGCGAGACTGGACATCATCCATTTACGCCAGTGAACCGCCTCCGGTGGAATACCTGGTTGATGGCGTGATCGAAAAGGGAATTCCCGGCCTGATCGCTGCTATGGGCGAAGTCGGTAAATCCTACCTCATGCTGGAACTTGCGCGACGAGTGGCGTTCGGTTCATCTCGTTTCGCGCCTCCAATTTTCGGCGGGCAAGTTGTTCAGGAGGGTACGGCCGTCTTTCTTACGGGCGAGGATGACCGCAACGCACTTCATAGGCGCATGCATGCAATCGATCCGGAACAGGCCCGCTTGACGCATCGAAATGAACGTTTGATTGCGGTTCCCCTTCCATCGGCGGCACCATCGATCCAGCCCTTTTGGGTCGAGAAGAAGGGAGAGCTTGTCGAAACCGAAGCCTGGTCTCAAAGACCAACTGCTGTCGTTTCCCGATCTCCGTCTGGTTGTTCTGGACCCGTTGCAGTTGCTGGCACTTCTACCGTTGAATGAAGACCCAGCGGCGGGGCAGTTCGTTTGTGCGTCTATTGCGTCATTGGTGGCAGAGAGTGGCGCTAATGTATTTTTCACGCATCACATGAACAAGGGCGCAAAATCGATCGCAAATCTGGCGGATGCCCGCGAAGCGGTGCGCGGCACAACTGCCATCGTTGACGGTGTACGCGTTGCATATGGCCTCTGGTATGGCGAAGAACAGAAGAGCAAGGCGATATGCAAACAGATCGGGATACCGTTCACGTACAACCGTATAGCCTACGGCGGCGTGCTGAAGGCAAACGGCGCGGCCAAGCGCATTCTGACAACGTATTCGCGAAATCCTTCGGGGCTTCTGGTCGATGCTAACGCACGACTTGGTGGAGATTTCATCGACCAAGACGATCTTCGTACAGCATTGGTTATAGCCATTGAAGCCGCCGCAGCTGATGGACAGCCCTTTGCAAAAACAGGACAAGCCGGATTGTTTGAAAACAAGGAGCGCTTGCCGGAGGATTTGCGGGGCTTGTCCAAGCATAGAATGGGCGAATTTGCCGATGGCGCGCTAGACCGTGGCGAGATTGTCAGGGCTACAGCCAAAGGCGAAAAAACACCTAAGTGGCTGGATGTTCCTGGCGGACAATTCGCGATTGGCATCGGTGAATTCAGGGTCGGAGCGATACGAAAACCCATTCCCGGATGACGCCGGGAACGCATCGTTCCCATGGGAATGGGAATGCCTTTCTTAATGATTTCAATTGCTTAGCATTCCCATTCCCGGCGTTCCCGGAACCGAGCGGGAACGGCTAAGCTATTGATTTTAAAGGCGTTCCCGCGTTCCCAGAATTTACCCCTACTACGTAGGGGAAGGCGTCTGGGAACGCCATCCCCCAGTTAAGCGATTAATGGCCTTGCCGTCTGTGGCCCATTAACACCGCATTTATCAAACCACCACACCATCATTCTTGGCCTCACCAGCCGACACCACAACACGAGGAGCAGATATGAAAGCTATAGCTGTAGCCGCGCACGATGTGGCGCCAAGCCACCGCGAGAGCGACGAGAACTACCACGGCATCGTGACCTATCTCAACGACCGCTGGCGCGTAATCGTCTGCCAAGCGGGAATTCAGTGGATTTTGCAATTCTCAAAAAAGAACGGGGATGGAGTGCGATGGCAAGGCCGTAGCTACTGCCACACCCGACAAGCCCTGATCCGTGACGCATCCCGCCATTCTGGCGAAATTTCACCCTATGCAATGGCTGTTATGCGCCAGTTGCCTGAAAGGATCGCAGCATGAGCTCCACTGTTCTCCGCCAGCCGACAAGCGACATGATGATCGAAGTAGACCCTCATCAGTACGTCAATTGGCTGAGCGCGATGCAGAACGGCCTTATCGTGAAGAAAGATCTTACATCCAAGCGACAATACCAGCGGCGCGAAATGGGAATAGAGAATGCTGCTACGGATGCGCACGACACTCATCTTGCTCTAAAGGAGATGCGCGAGGGCGCTATCTTTGGGCGCCCCACGACCCCGCTCAACATTTTCGCAGCCCCAGTCGGACCGGTTCAGAACCCTTATCGTACAAAAACGCGATGGCTGCGCGACCAGTCAGGTGCGCTGGTCAGGGACGAATACGGCCTCCCAATGCCTGAGCCGCGCAAGGTCACACGCCGGTCGTCAGTGACGGATCCGCGCACTGCGGCTTGGCGGAGCGTATCAGGACAGAAAACGCGCATTGCAAAAACTTGGACGGAGGGGAAAATGAAAGAAGAAAATACACCAGAAGAACGTGAACTCGGCCGGGCGATTGCTTGGTATCGGCGTGTTGTAGCTGAAGAAGACCTGACCGCGGCACTGGAAAAGGCGAACAGCCGCCACGCAGAATTGGTTGATTCTGCGGCCAATGACAATGAGCCTCAACAGGGTTGGGAACTGTTGCGGCAACTTCGCCGGGATCATCGCCATGACGATATCGAGGTTGTCGAACTGTATCGCGGTTTGTGTGGTCTGATTGCCAGCAATCCGTTGCAAGGTATTGACTATGGATATGATGCCAGCATGGAAAAAGAGTTCACGTCCGATAAGATGACTACCGACGAAATCGACCAAGCGGCAGCCAATGATTGGCCGACGACAGATATTCCTGGCGGAGAAATCAAGTACGGCAGCGTTCGCAAGCGAAGTAAGTCAGACCTCGGGTGGACACACCCGCCGAAAAAGTATGCAGTTGCTGATGAGGACACTAAAGTCAAAGCTCGTCCGTTCTCGGTGAAATTCAATGAGAACGTCATGATCGCGAAAATCGATATGCGACCCGTTCTGGAGGAATTGCGTGCATCTCTCGGAATTGGTCTGGATGCGTTCGAGGACGCGGTACTTGCGGGCAAGACATTGACGGAGATTGGCGAGGCTCGTGGCTATAAGCATCGCCAAGCATCATCGGTCGGCAAGGAACTTGTTTATGCGTCCATCGGTGCTCTCCGTGTCGCATGGCAAAAGATAAAAGCGCGCCAGCGGAAAGAGGCGAAGCAAGCTATGCGGAATGTTCAGCGTGCCCGCGAACAATTGGAAGCACGGCAATACAAGCGAGCCGTATAGTGATGTGTACGTGAAACCCGCTGCCATCCGTAACAGGGAGACGAGAATGTAATTCAGAAGCCCGGTTCACGCCGGGCTTTTTCTATTTCCGATCAGCGTGGGTTTGCTCCTTTCCCTGCGCTGTAGTTGCCAAGATGGTTTCTCCTCCCATCGAAGCAACGGAGCCGGTTGAGCGCTGTCCCCGGCGCTCCCGGCAACTTTAACAATAATATCTGGAAATGCCGCCAGCAAATTACAGTGACACTATCCTTTATAGTCGACAGCGACGCTTGCAATCTCATTGGAGGTAACTTCGGTGTAGTTAACAACAATAGACTGAAGCCTCTGATCAAGGTTGGTTACTTCGACTGCCACATCTTTAATCCGGGGTTCATAAGCCGCAAGCGCCCTCAGGGCTTCAAGCTCTATTACCTTCTGTGGATACCCCACCTTGGGCTTACCTGTCTTATCAAGGTATTCCACCCCAAACTCTTCGCGCATTATTCTCGTGCCGACAGGTGTTGTTAGTATCACCTCGATACTTTGGCGGATGTGTTCTGGCTCGGCAATAACTTTGCCCGTGTGTCTATCTATCCCTACCATTTGAGGCCCCCTTTTGTATGGAATCAATCGCCAATTGTGATTTTTGCAGTCAGCCCCGTCAATAGAAATGCCCGACCGTTTCAATGTTGAAGAACGAACATTAGGCCATAGTATGGATGATACCATTGCGTGCGTTGTGACTGGCTGCCTCGTAGTTGTCGCATCGCCATGACCGACCTACGCAGCACTAAGGCGAAGCAGTACCGCCGACACTACAAGGCATCCAAATGGAAGCGCATCCGTGAAGCACAACTTAGAATGCAGCCATTGTGCGAATATTGCCTGCAATCGGAAATAGTCGAACCGGCAACGGTCGTTCACCACGGCGACGGTGGTCACAAGGGTGATATGAACCGCTTCTGGAATGGTCCGTTCGTATCACTTTGCAAGCCCTGCCACGATCGTGATGGCCAGCGTGAAGACCTTGGTCAGACCGTCATCCGGTTCGACGCGGAAGGCTGGCCCATCGGGTGATATGACCGAAAAGACACACCCCGGGGGCTATGCCGGTCTCTTCGTGCATCGACCGGCGGGAACCGGCGATGGGCGAGAACGCACGCAAAACCACTTGAAAAGTTGAGATGAGGATTCGATGGCAAACCCACGAAATCCCCTCGCCAAAGCAAAGGCTGAGGGGCGCAATGTGACGCATTCCTCGCGCTACAAGGATCGGAAAGAGCCGAAGGTCAACGCCGATATCGGCAAGGCACCGAAATGGATGAACGCCGATCAGAGCAAAGTTTGGAATTTGTTCTGCAGGGAACTTCCTTGGCTGAATGGCTCCCATCGGTCGCTCTTGGAAATAGCCACCACGATCCGAACACGCGTTATCGCGAATGAGGAAGTCGGCGTGCAGGCGCTGAACCTTTTGCGGCAATGCTTGGGCCAAATGGGCGCTACGCCTTCCGATGCAACAAAGGTTTCGATGCCGGATGACGGCGAGGAAAAGGACGATTTGGTAGATGACTGAGACGCCGGCGCTCGACCGCGTAAATGCTTATGCGCGTGCCGTGCTCGATGGTGTAGAAATTGCGGGGCCACACGTTCGCAATGCCTGCCAGCGTCATTTCGATGATCTGGCACAAGCGCATGAGCGCGGCTTTTTCTGGGATGACGCAAAAGCTCACAAGGTGATGCGGTTTTTCGAAGAGCGACTTAAGCTGAATGACGGTCAGTTTGATGGCAAGCCATTCAAACTGCATGCCTCTCAGGCCTTCAAACTTGGTTCGATCTTTGGATGGGTTAACTCGGAAGGCAAGCGCCGCTTTCGCCGTGCTTACATCGAGGAAGGCAAGGGCAACGGTAAGTCGCCGTTTGCTGGCGGGCTTGGTCTTTGCGGCCTGATGGCAGATGGGGAAGCGGGTGCGCAAATTTATGCGGCCGGCGCGAAAAAGGAGCAGGCCGGAATCCTCTTCCAGGACGCCGTGAAGATGGCGCGGTCAGCCCCAAAGCTGGTCAATCGCCTGAAATTCAGCGGTGGCCTTGGGAAAGAGTTCAATATCGCCTTCCACGAGAAGAAATCGTTCTTCAGGCCGATTTCGAAGGATGCAGGCAAAACCGGCAGTGGACCCAGACCACATTTCGCTCTTTGCGACGAGGTGCATGAGCATCCTGACCGCTCGGTCATGGAAATGCTGGAGCGTGGTTTCAAGTTCCGCCAGCAACCGCTTCTGGTGATGATCACGAACAGCGGCAGCGATCGAAATTCGGTTTGCTGGGAAGAGCACGAACATGCTGTTCGCGTCGTTGCTGGCACAAGAACGCCAGATGATGACTTCTCCTATGTCGGGGAGGTAATCGATGACACGACGTTCGCCTATGTCTGCGCTCTGGATAAGGGCGACGACCCGCTCGAAGACCCGTCTTGCTGGAAGAAGGCTAACCCGCTTCTCGGCGTGATCCTGACGGAAGAATATCTATCTGGCGTCGTAGCTCAGGCCAAACAGATACCGGGCAAACTGAACGGCATTCTTCGGCTGCATTTTTGCGTCTGGACCTCTGCCGACAAGGCTTGGATGCCACGCGAGACTGTCGAAGCCGTTATGGATGACTTCGACCCGGTCGAAGAGCATCGCGGTAAGCAGTTGTTCCTTTCCGTGGATTTGTCCGCCGCGCGCGATATGACAGCCCTTGCTTGTGCCGTCAAAACCGGCACCAAGACCATGGAACGGGAAGACGGATCAACCATTGAACTGCCGACTTTCGACGCATGGATTGAAGCATGGACACCTGCGGAAACGCTGAAGGCCCGCGCTTTGGCTGATAAAGCACCTTACGATGTTTGGGTAGAGCAGGGGTTTCTGAATGCCTCGCCTGGCAAGCGAATAAGGTTCGACTTCGTCGCGCAGCGGGTCGCGCAATTGTCGCAGGAATTCGACATCGAGGGCATCGCGTATGACCGCTACGCCTATGACAAGTTCCGCGAGGAACTGGACGCAATCGGCGTTGAAGTCGAGCATATCCCGCATCCGCAGGGCGGCAAGCGACGGTCGAAGGCCAGCGATAAAAAGATCGAGGCGGCGAAAGAAGCAGGGCTGCCTGAGCCACAAGGCTTATGGATGCCGGGTTCTGTCACAGAGCTTGAGAACGCCATAATCGACGGTCGCGTCAGGCTTCGGCGCAATCCTGTTCTCATGACTGCGCTGATGGGCGCCACCTTTGATCGCGATCCGCTTGATAACCGGTGGTTCGTGAAAACCAAGGCATCGGTACGCATAGATACTGCCGTGGCCCTAGCCATGGTTACGGGTTTTGCAGCCGATACACCTGTCGAAAAGCCAAAGCGCAAGCCCAGGCTGTTTATCCTTTAAGGAAATCAATGAAAACCAAGGCTTTTTCGGTCTTCGAACTCAAAGAGTTCGATGAAGACCTCGGAATCTTGCGCGGTATCGCCAGTACGCCGTCCCCTGATAGGGCTGCCGATGTTGTCGAGCCGAAGGGGGCGGTTTTCAAACTGCCTATTCCTCTGCTCTGGCAACATCGTTCCGATCAGCCCATCGGACAGGTGATTGAAGCGCAAGTGACGGATGATGGCATCGAGATTGTCGCCACCGTCCCAAAGGGCGTGACTGAAGAAATCGACAAGGCATTGAAACTGATCAAGGCAGGGCTCGTTCGCGGGTTCTCGATCGGTTTTCGTGGTCTGGATGTCGAAGATATCCCCGGTTCTTGGGGAGTCCGCTTCAAGAAATGGGAATGGCTGGAGCTTTCCGCCGTGACCATCCCAGCAAATGCCGAAGCCACCATCACCTCCGTCAAGCATTTCGCCACCGAGCAGTCAGCCGCGACAGGCATCGAGGCTGCGAAGGGGAAAACGAACGTCGGCGTCACGACGAAATCACACAAACCAGTTCAACTTTTTCCAAAGGATACCAAATTGAACATTTCCGAACAGATTGCAGCGCTTGAACGGTGCCGGCGTCGGAAATTATTCATGATCGTTTTAATTGCCTGTTTCATCCGCTGGTGGGCATGTCGCCCATCTATGCAAGCGGCCTTGCTGCGCTTCAGGGTCTGACGATCCAGCGACATTCGGAGCGGTTCTTCGGTAACAATGCGCTGCCATCAGGCATCATCTCTGTTCCAGGTGCAATCGACGCAAAAGACGCAGCTGAGATTAAACAAAATTGGGAAGACGGCTATTCTCGCAACAATGCCGGTAAGCTTGCTGTCCTGGCTGATGGTATGGAATTCAAGGCCCTCGCAATCCCGGCGCAATCTGCTCAGCTTATCGAGCAGTTGCGGTGGACGGCTGAAGTCGTCTGTTCGACGTTCCATGTGCCGCCATACAAGATCGGCCTCGGCCAGATGCCCACCTACAACAACATCCAAGCTCTCAATGTCGAATATTATAGCCAGTGTCTTCAGACGCTGATCGAGGCGGCAGAAGATTGCATGGATGATGGCCTCGGCCTTGGTGACACGGTCGGTGTTGAATTCGAAGTTGCGAACCTTCTTCGCATGGACGGCATGACCCTCGCCACCAAGCTCAAGGAAGAAGTCGGAGCCGGTATCCGTGCTCCGAATGAGGCGCGCAGGACATTGAACCTGCCTTCTGTGGATGGTGGTGACACTCCTTACTTGCAGCAGCAGAACTTCAGTCTGTCAGCCTTGAATCGACGTGATACGCGGGAAGATCCATTCTCAACTGGCAAGACTGAAAGCCAGCAGGCACCGCAAGCACCCCCGGAAGAAGATCCGAACCTTAAAGCGTTTGCGGCGTTTGCTGCCAAGTCCGCGGAGATTTTCAAAGATGCAGCTTGATTTTGAGAAGCTGGCGGCGGCGATGCTGCTGCCAGTCAAGGGCTACATTGATAAGGCCCACGCGGCTTTCGGCGAGCAAGTTTCCAAGCTTTCGGAACGTCTGACCAGGCTGGAGGCCAGTGAAGTCAAAAATGGCCGCGACGGCCTTCCCGGTCGTGACGGGCAGCCGGGCAAGGATGGTTCTCCCGGCGTTGATGGCAAAGACGGGCTCGGGTTTGACGACCTGGATGTCACTTTTGATGGCGAACGGTCTTTCACCTTGCGTTTTGCGGAAGGCGATCGGGTGAAGGAATTCACATTCAAGGCACCATTCATGCTCTATCGCGGCGTGTACCAGCCCGGCGATGAATATGAGAAGGGCGATACCGTCACTTGGGATGGTTCGTGCTGGGTTGCCTTGAAAGACACAGCAGGGAAGCCCGGTATCGGCGAAGACTGGCAGTTGGCAGTCAAGCGCGGTCGTAACGGTCGAACTCCGACGAGTGACGAGCCGAAGTCAACCGAGCCGGTGCGCATTGCATTCAAGGGGGTGACTGCCGATGGCTAATCTCGTTTCTATCGAAGCAGTGAAACGCCGGCTGCGCATCTTCCATGATGATGACGACGATGACCTGAATGACATGATCGCTCAGGCGCAGGACATCATCATCAACTACATCAACAAGGCCGATGAAAGCTGGACACCTCAGAATGCGCCGCCACTGATACAAGCCGCCATTCTTTATCAGGTCGGTCTGCTCTGGACCAACCGCGGCGACCAGGAAGCGGTCTATGCGCCAGCCGACGGGTATCTAGAGCGCGTCCATTGAACGCGGAATCGCGTTGAGGATTCCCTTGGTCGCCGAATTCTGATTCCATCGCTCCGACTGGTGATTTGGTTGGAGGCAATATGACCCGGGCTTTCAGTGATGATCTGCGTAGCCGCGTTCTGGCTGCGTCACGGGATGGCATGTCGGCGCGTTCAGCGGCAGCCCGATTTGGGATTGGGATTTCAACAGCCATCGCCTGGATTGCGAGTGCGCGGGCAGGTCTGTTGACCCCGGCGAAGCAGGGCCGACGCGGCGGCTCACGCCTGGATCCTCACGAGGACTTCATCTTCGGCATGATCGAAGAGGCGAAGGACATCACGCTCAACGAGATGGTCCGG